TAAACCAAAGAATAAACATAAGAGGAGATGTTGGAAACGATATAAAGGACAAGGAAGAAACTAATGCCAACCATTCATACCAAACCATTATCAACAAATACAAGAAGTTGGGCTGACCTTGATTTAGATTTTACTGCTCATCCTGTTACAAAGGATATAGTATTAAAGAAAGATGTAGAAGCTGTCAAGAGGTCAATAAGAAATCTTATATTAACTAATCAGTATGATAGACCTTTCCAACCAAATATTGATGGTGGAGTTACTCGACATTTGTTTGAACTTTCAACACCACATACAATCCATAACATTGAAAGCGCAATAAGAAACTGTATAAGTAACTATGAGCCTAGAGCAGAAGTATTAGATGTGTTTGTTACTGGTGATTTAGATAATAATGGTTTTCATGTATCACTTAGTTTTAGAGTCATTAATACACCCGATCCTGTAACAGTTGAATTATTTTTAGAGAGGTTAAGATAACATGGCATCAAATAAATTACAAATTACAGATTTAGAATTTGATACAATCAAATCTAATTTAAAAAGTTATCTATCAGCACAATCACAATTTGCAGATTATGATTTTGACGGTTCTGGGATGAGTGTACTACTTGATATGTTAGCTTACAATACTCACTATACGGGTTACTATGCAAACATGCTTGGTAATGAAATGTTTATGGATAGTTCCTCATTAAGAGAATCAGTTATATCACACGCAAAACATTTAAATGTATTTCCAACTTCTGTTAAATCACCAACAGCCAAACTTAATTTTACTTTCACACCGACGGGTACACCGACCTCACTTACGATTGCAAAAGATACTAAGTTCACTTCAAGTGTTAATGGTATTAGTTATACGTTTGTAACCAACACAACAACAAGTGTTCCGAGATCAACTACGGGAACATATACTGCAACGGCCGTTGAAGTTAAAGAAGGTAAAATACTTTCTAAATCATATACTGTAAATTCTGCTGATGAGACACAACGATTTATTATTCCAAATGCAAATGTAGATACTACAACACTTGCTGTAACAGTTCAAAATTCTTCTAGTGATTCAACAGTTGCTACATACACAGATGGTAATGCAGTTGAGGTTACAACTATTAAAGGAACTGATAAAGTTTATTTCTTACAAGAAGTAGAAAGTCAAAAGTATGAAATTACATTTGGTGATGGAGCTATTGGTAAACAGTTATCGGATGGTAATATAATTTTCATTGAGTATATTGTTACTAGTGGAACATTGTCTAACAAGGCAAGTGCATTTGTTGCTAGTGGTTCGGTTGCTGGTTTGACTTCTGCTAATTATGTTTTAACTTTAAATACTGCTGCAACAGGTGGTGCAGATATTCAAACAACTGAATCATTAAAGTTTCAAGCACCGAAATTATATCAAGCACAAAAGAGAGCTACTACAGCAGGGGATTACAAAGCAATGCTCTTGGAACAACGACCTGACATTGAATCTATTGTAGTATATGGTGGTGAAGATGCTGACCCTGTTCAATATGGAAAAGTTTTTGTTGCATTAAAACCAACAGGTAGTGCAGCTTATAGTACAACAGTAAAGACATCTATAAAAAATGATATACTTAAAAAGAGTAATGTTGTTACTGTAATACCAGAATTGATTGACCCTATATTGTATTATCTTTTAATTGATACTACTGTTAATTATGATCCTGTTACAAACTTGACAAATGAAAATACTTTGAAAACAAATATCAATACTTCTATTCAAAGTTATTTTCAAACGAACTTGGAAAAATTTGACCAGAAATTTAGATATTCAAAACTTGTACAAGATATAGATAATACAAATAGTAGTATTAGAAATAATAAAACAACTATAAAATATCAACATAGAATTTCACCAGCTACATTGGGGTTGACAGCAACTTATACATTAAATTTTAATAATGCATTAACAACAAGTTCTGTTGTAAGTACAGAATTTACAGCTAGTGATGGTAATACATATTGTTTGGTTGATGATGGTTTGGGTGTTATGAAAGTTGCTAGAAGTACAAGTGGTGTTGTTGATAGTCCAGCAGTATATTTTACATTACCTGATGGAACACAGAATCAGGGAACGATTGATTACACTACTGGAAAAGTTGTACTGAATAATTTTAATCCTTATACGATTGTAGATGGAACTACATATATTAAATTTACTGTAACACCATCTGTTAATAATAGTGACATCACACCTTTGAGGGAACAGATATTAACTTATGATGTTACAGATACAGAATCTATTGTTATCAACATGGTAGCAGAAACTATTATATAGGAATAACAAATGGCATTAACTAAAGTTACATCAGGTACTATAACTGATAGTGCAGTAACAGCAGCCAAGATAGCAGACGGCACAGTAGTGGCAGCGGAGATAGCTGATGATGCAATCGTAGCTGCCAAGATAGCAGATGATGCAGTAACAACTGCCAAGATAGCAGACGCAAATATAACGACAGCACTAGTAGCTGATGATGCAATAACAACAGCTAAGATACCAAACTCTGCTATTACTGATGCGAAAATAGCAGCGGTGGCTGCATCAAAATTATCGGGCGCCTTACCGGCAATATCAGGTGCATCACTTACAAACTTACCAGCACAAATTACAAAGTCATCTTCCGACCCTGCAATTAATACAAATCCATCTGGAGGAGTTGGAACATTATTTTTGAATACAACATCAGGTCAAATGTATTGTTGTACTACTGCTACTGCTGGTTCTAATGTATGGACTAATATTGGTGGTGGTAGTGGAAATATTCCTATCGTATTACCTACTGGTGGGACAATTACAACTGATGGCGATTACAAAGTCCATTCTTTTACTTCAAGTGGAACTTTTGCTATTACAGATTTGACATCAGTTGTTGGAAATGTTGTGCAATATCTTGTAATAGCTGGTGGTGGTGGAGCTAGAACACATGCTGGTGGTGGTGGAGCTGGTGGTTACTTGACAGGTTCTAGTTTTGCAGTTACAGCACAAAGCTACACTATAACAGTAGGTGGTGGTGGAGTAGGTGGTGATAATACTGCTACTATAACAAATGGGTCAAATTCTGTTTTCAGTACAAATACATCTATAGGTGGTGGTAGATCCTATGATTCAGCAGCAGGTTTTTCTGGTGGTTCAGGTGGTGGTGCTGGTTCAAGTGATCCTGCTTTAGCTGGTGGTGAAGGAACAGCTGGTCAAGGTAATGACGGTGGTTCTGGTAACGCAGCAGGACCGGGCTATGCTTCTGGTGGTGGTGGTGGTTCAGGAGCTGTGGGTGGAAACGCATCATCACAACAAGGTGGAGTAGGTGGAGCTGGTACAGCAAATTCAATTACAGGATCGTCTGTCACAAGAGCAGGTGGTGGAGGTGGTGGATCAAGAAGTGGTACAGCAGGAGCTGGAGGTTCAGGTGGTGGTGGTGATGGTTCGGTTGGTAATGCTGCCGCAGAATCGGGAACAACTAATACAGGCTCGGGTGGAGGTGGTGCTGGTGCTAGTGGAACTGGTGGTTCTGGTGGTTCTGGTATCGTAATACTCCGTTACCAATTTCAATAAGGAATAATAAATGGCAGTAGTAAATCCAAATCAACCAATACATCCAGCACTTGACGAAAGAATATCTGTCAAGGTAGAGGGACAGCTTCCTGCATTTGTAAAACAGGATCATGCAACCTTCGTTGCTTTCCTAGAAGCTTACTATGAGTATATGGAGCAAGAGGGAAAACCATACGAGATAGTTGGTAATCTTAACAACTATGCAAACCTTGATAAGACAACAGATGACTTCTTACAGTATTTCAAAAAGCAGTTTGGTGAAGATGTTCCAGAAGCTATATTTGCTAATGCTAATAAACCATTTGTACTAAAACATCTCCGAGATTTTTACCGTTCCAAAGGTAGTCAGAAATCTTTTGAATTTCTTTTTAGATTATTATACAAAGAAGAAATAGAATTATATTTACCTTCAGTAGATATGCTTCGTGCATCAGATGGTAGATATACAAAAGAAGAAATATTAAGGTCAGTTGATACAAGTGGAACAGATGCAATTTTTGATTTAGTGGGTAAGACAATTACGGGTGGAACATCTGGTGCTACAGCAATAGTTGAAACTATCTTAAAAGAGTAT